GATTCTTTTTACCAGCATTAACTAAATTTAGACCAGAAACAGAAAAAGATAGATTTGAAAGAATGGCAGAATATTATATGAGCCAATACAATATCGAATGGAGAATGATATTAGAAGATGGTGTAGAGTATGATGTAGATTCTGATGGAACTATTATCTCTAATGAAAGAGAACCATTACATGGGTTTAGAAGATTGACTAGATAATGGCTTTAGATATTAAGATTAAAACTAATGCAAAATCTATACAAAAAAGATACTCAAGAATACAAAAAAAATTTAAAAGCATAATTGAAAAAGGAATATTACAAGGTGGTTTTCAATTACTAGATATTATTAGAACTAAAACTGCAAAAGGCATTGATTTTAGAGATAGACCATTTCTTCCTTATTCGTCAGGCTATTTAAAAAGATTGCAAAAAGAAGGTAGATCAACAAAAGTTGATTTGTTTTATTCTGGTAGAATGATGGGTGCTTTAACACCTGGTGGAAGAACAGTAAAAAAAACAGGAACAAATAAAATTACATTAGGATTTAGTAATTCTCAAATGTTACAAAGAGCATTATTTAATCAAGTATTAGGTAAAAATAAGAGGGAATTTTTTGGATTTAATGATAGAACAGCTAATATAATAAGAAAACAATTTAATAGATTTGTTGCAAAAGAATTTAGGAGAGCAAGAATATGAGTGTAAGAGAAAACATAGCTAGTAATTTATTATCAGTTATATCGGCTATATCTAGCCCAGCAATTAAAAAAGCTACTAGACAACCATTTATATTAGACGAATTATCAGAGCAACAATATCCAGCAGTAATAGTTCAAACATCAGAAGAAAATAGAGATGATGCAGAACTTGGAAGTGGTGCTAGAACTAGAACAGGCACTATTGATTTTTTAATATTAGGTTTTGTTAAGGGTGCAGAAGCTAATATAGATACTAAAAGAAATGAATTAATAACAGCTATTGAAACTGCAATAGAAACTGATATTACTAGAAATGGTAATGCACTTGATTCAGAGGTTGTTCAAGTAGAAACTGACGAGGGTAGTTTATTTCCTGTTGGTGGCATTAGAATGACAATAAGATGTATGTATGAATTTCAATCAGGAACACCATAATGGCTAAAGCAGATCAATTAATAGATAAACTAGAAAATAAGCTAGATGATGTTGAAAAGCTAGTAGATGAAATTTCTTTAATGATTATGGATTGCAGAAAAAAAATAGATAATTATAAAGATGGCGAAAGTATAGAAGATTTTCCTGAACTAGATGAGTTCAATGAACTTGACGAAGAAGAAGAAAACTAATAAAAGAGCATTATGGCTAAAGATATTAAATTATATAAAGGTAACTCAGAGATCATTATAAATGAATCTAACCTTGAACATTATTTAAGACTAGGCTATAAGCAAGAAAAAGAAAATAAACCAAAATCTAACAAGGATAAAAAGACATGGCAACACATCACGGAAAAGAAGGAGTTGTAACAGCTGGTGGAACTGCTGTTGGGGAACTAACATCATTCACACTTGAAACAACAGGAGATGTAGTAGAGGATACAGCTTTAACAGATGCAACTAAATCATTTGTTAGTGGCAGAACATCATTCTCTGGTACATTAGAAATGCACTTTGACGAAACTGATGCTCAACAAGAAACTTTAACTGCTGGTTCTTCTATCTCATTTGTTTTATTGCCAGAAGGTAATGATTCAGGAGATGCAAGTTACACAGGAACAGGAATTGTTACTGGTATGAGTATTAATAACTCAATGGACGCAATCGTTTCAAGAACTGTTACTTTTCAAGGTACAGGCGCTTTAACTGTAGGTACTGTATAATTCTAATTTATGTCAGTTATTGATAGAGTTAAATCTCATTTTGAAACTCTTAAAACTATCACTATTGAAGTTGAGGAGTGGAAAGACGAGCATGGTAATGCTAGTGTATTCTATTCAGAGCCATTAACCCTTGAAGAAAAAAATATTATCTTTAAGAAGTCTAACAACTTTCAAGATTTAACTATTCTTGTAGATTTGCTTATAATGAAGTTGCAAGTCAAAAACGATAAAGGCGAAATGGTTAAAGCCTTTAGTCCAGAAGATAAATTTGCACTTAGAAAAAAAGCAGATACAAATGTTATATCAACTATTGCTAATCAAATCCTTTTAGATACTAGTCACGAGGAAGCCGAAAAAAAGTAAATAGCGACCCTGAGATTAGGTCGCTTTTAGTTGTTGCCGATAGATTACACATCACAATCCAAGAAGTTTTAGATATGCCTGTAAGCCATTATAATCTTTGGTTAGCTTACTTGAAAAAAGAACAAGAACAGTATAAAACAAAACAATCATTAGCAGAAGCAAGGAATTTAAAATAATGGCACAAAAACTTAATATAGACATAGTAGCACGAGATAAATCTAAACAGGCTTTAAATTCTGTACAAGGTGCTTTGTCAAGATTAAAGGGTGCAGTATTTAATTTACAAAATGCTTTTATAGGATTAGGTGCTGGATTAGTTATAAGAAATTTAGTTAGTACAGGAAAAGAATTAGAAAATTTACAAGTTAGATTAAAATTTTTACTTAAAGATACAAATGAGGGCGCAAAAGCATTTGACAATATGGTTAAATTTGCTTCTAAAGTACCATTCTCTCTAGAAGAAATACAATCAGGTTCAGGTATATTAGCAACAGTAACAGATAATGCTCAAGACCTACAAGAGATGTTAGAAATAACAGGTAATGTTGCTGCAGTTACAGGATTAGATTTTAGAACAACAGCAGAACAAATTCAAAGATCATTTAGTGCTGGCATAGGTGCTGCAGATTTATTTAGAGAAAAAGGTGTAAGAAATATGCTTGGCTTTAAAGCTGGTGCAACAGTTTCTATTGAAGATACAGTAAAAGCATTTGAAAAAGTATTTGGTAAGGGTGGAAGATTTGGACAAGCAACAGATGAATTAGCAGAAACTTTTACAGGAACCTTATCAATGATAGGAGATAAAATATTTAGCTTTAAGAAAACTATATTAGAAGCTGGATTATTTGAAAGTCTTAAAAAAGAGTTCGGTGCATTAGATAAATTTTTAGAAGAAAATTCAAAACAAATAGATCGTATAGCAGAAGATATTGGTATTGCGTTAGGCTTTGCAATTAAAAAGGTTGCTGATTTTGTAATTGTTTTAAAAGATAATATGGACAAATTTTTAACAGTAATAAAATTATTAATTGCTGTTAAAGTTGTTAAATTATTTTTATCATTAGGTAGTGCAATACAATTTGCTTCAAAACAAATGGCAAAATTTTCTATAGCTAGTTTAATGACTGTAAAAGGTCTTAAAAGTCTTGTCGTGCTTATTGCTAAAGGTGGTGCATTATATGGTGCTTTTAAAGGTATTGATAAATTATTTGAAGAAACAGCAGAAAGTTTTAACGATTTTGCAGATGGAGTTAGAAACACTTTACCTGATGCAAGAGATTTACACAAAACAATGATACGAACAAAAGAATCAGTAGTAGATATTGCGAAAGTAGAAGAGGCTATTGCTAAAGCGAAAGAAAAAGAATTAAAATTACAAAATTTCTTACTGCAAGAAGCAAATGAAAAAAGATTAAAGTTCCATGAATTAGAAACAGAAGGAGTTAAAAAATTTAAAGAACAAAATGATGTTCAAGGTCAAGTATTAGAAAAAATAAAAGAACAAAATGCAGAATTTTCTTTATCATCAGAAATAGTTAGCACAATAACATCTTTTACAAGTAAAATTTCAAGATCAATCGCAGAAGCAGTAGTTCTTGGTAAATCTTTAAACATGTCATTTAAACAATTAGCACAAGGATTATTAGTAGATATTTTATCAAAAATGATTGAAAGAATAATGTTGCTTACAATAGAAAAATTTTTAATAGAAAAAATATTTAAGCAAGATACTAAAAAATTAGATATGGAAAAGAACATTACAAAAGAAAAAAGAAAACAAGTAATGTATCAAGCTTTACTTATGGCTATGGGTGGTGGTAGTGGTGGAGGTGGCATACCTTTTTTTGCTAAAGGTGGCGCTGTATCAAAAGGACAACCAATAGTGGTTGGAGAACAAGGACCAGAATTATTTGTACCAAACTCAACAGGACAAATTACACAATCTGCTAGAGGTACAGGAGATGGTGGTGCTACAACAGTTAATTTTAATATAAACACAGTAGATGCTTCTGGCTTTGAAGAATTACTTGTAAGATCAAGAGGAACTATTACACAATTAATTAATAACGCAGTTAATGAAAGAGGGAGTAAAAACTTAATCTAATGTCAGGTGCTTTTCCAATATCTACTGCTAAGTTTGAATCTTTAGGAATAAAGTCTATTCAAAATACTATTATCTCAAAAACTGTATCTGGTAAGAAACTTGCTAGACAAATAGATAATCAAAGGTGGGCTTTTACAGTTAGAATAATTACAGGAACTAGAACAGATGTATATGGAGAGTTAATGGCTTTCATAGTTAAGCAAAGATCGGGCAAAGAAAACTTTACTATTATTCCACCAGAAGTACAAGATGCTAGAGGTAATGAAACAAATACAGTATTAGTTAATGGTTCTCACGCAGTAGGAGATACAACGATTGCTATGGACAATCATCATAATGATAATCCACACGCATTTAAGTCAGGAGATTTTATAAAGTTTGCTTCACACAATAAAGTTTATATGATTGTAGCAGATGTTCAGGCTTCTAGTGGTGCTTCAACAGTAACTATTGAGCCACCTTTATTACAAACAGTAGCAGATGATTCTATAGTAACTTATGATAATATTCCATTTACAGTACATTTAACAAACGATATTCAAGAGTTTGGTGTAGTTGGAACTGCTAAAGATGGTTCATTGTTGTATCAATTTGAATTTGATGTAGAAGAAACATTATAGATGACAAAATATTTGGTAAGGCATCATGTAACTGCTGATTTTGTAGCAGAAAAAGTTGTTGATGAAACTGAAATAGATTCAGAAAAAAACAACTTAAAACAAAATACTATTCCAGATGGAAGTTTTAGCTTTATTATGGTAGAACAAAGCGAAAAGTTAATAAGAACAACATACGAGAAATATGACGAGAGCCTTAACAACAGCAGTAAAGAACGAAATAGCGACAAATGATATACGACCAATACACCTTATTACTATTGGTTTTTCTACTCCTGTTAATATCACTGATTGTTCTTTTCCATTAACATCATCAGTTTCAGGCTCATCAGTTACTTACTTAGCATCAGATCATTTATTAGGTATATCTGATTTTTCTGAACAAACAGATGTAAGTAAATCTAGTATTACATTATCTTTATCTGGTGCAGATCAAACATTTATCTCAACTGTATTAAGCGAAAATGTTATTAATTCTACAGTAACTATTCATAGAGGATTACTAGATGATGATAATACAATATTTGCTGATCCTTTTTTACTTTATAAAGGAAGTATAGAAAACTTTGAAATACAAGAGCAACCAAAATCAAGCACACTATCATTATCTATTGTATCTCATTGGGCAGATTTTAATAAAAAGAATGGTCGTAAAACTAACAACACATCACAGCAAAGATTCTTTAGTACAGATGTTGGTATGGATTTTAGTTCTCAAACAGTACAAGATATTAAATGGGGTAGAGAATAATGCAAGATATTATCTCATTATATAGAAATTATCCTAAATATGATAATCTACATGATCTTGATTTACAACATCACATTAAACCAAGTATATTTTTAAATCAGTATAAAAAACATTATCATAATGATAAATTAATTGGCTTTACTAATTGGGCTTATTTATCTGATTATGCTTTTAATCATTTTAAACAAACAGCTAAAATAAATTACAAAGAATGGAACTCAGGAACTAATTTAGTATTTGTAGAATTTATTGCTATTAAGAATGTTAGGAAAATCTTTAAATGGTGTGTTGATATGGCTAAAAAATTCAAAGGCATTAAAGATAATTTTACTTGGTTAAGAGTAGAAGATAATCAAATTAAAAGAATGGTAATTAAGGATATATAATGGGTGGTATAGTAAATAGTATTGTTAATGCTGTAACAGGCTTTATAGCTGGTGGAAACCCTTTGGTATCTTTAGGTATCACTTTATTTATTTCATGGGCATTAAGACCAAAAACTCCTGAAATTCCTGATTTTGGAACTAATGAGTTTGATGACTTTGAAAAAGGTATATTACTTAATAAACAATCTAATGATTCTAATATTCCTGTAATTTATGGAGAAAGACTTACAGGGGGAACTAGAGTTTTCATGGAAACTTCTGGCACAGATAATACTTATTTATACATGGCTATCGTTATGGCAGAGGGAGAGATAAACGATATAGAAGAAATTAGAGTAGATGATAAAGTAGTTACATTTGCATCTAGTTTCTCAGATGGTACAGAAGTTGAAGTAGATAGTGGAGATGCTAATTTTTATAAAGCTGACCCAAATGTTGAGGGTTCGAGTGCTGAAAGTCTTATTAGAGTAGAACCTCATTATGGAACAGATGGTCAATCAGCATCAACATTATTATCAACATTATCTAGTTGGGGAAGTAATCATAAATTATCTGGCTTATGTTATTTAGCAGTAAGGTTTAAATGGAATCAAGACGCATTTACAGGCATACCAAAAGTACAAGCTAAAATACAAGGTAAGAAAGTTAAAACTTATAATGCAAGTCTTGTTGAGCAATCTGCAACTTATCAAACTAATCCAGCATGGTGCTTATTAGATTATTTAACAAATGCTAGATATGGAAAAGGATTAGCAATAAGTGAAATAGATTTACAATCTTTTTATGATGCTTCATTAATTTGTGAAACACAAGTAACTCCATATTCAGGTGGTAGTGATATAAATATTTTTGATATTAATACTGCATTAGATACCTCTAAACCAATCATAGATAATGTTAGAGAGTTTTTAAAAGGTTGCAGAGGTTACTTACCTTACAATGCTGGTAAATATAATTTAATTATTGAAACAACAGGAACAGCATCAATTACTTTAACAGAAGATAATATTATTGGTGGTTATTCATTATCTACTCCAACAAAGAATGATAGATATAATAGAGTTATCGTAGGCTTTGTTAATCCAGATCGTAATTTCCAAGTTGATGAAGTACAGTTTCCACCTATTGATGATTCAGGATTACCAAGTGCAGATCAACACGCAACTATGAAAGCAGAAGATGGTGGTTTTTTATTAGAGGGTAGATTTAACTTCACTACAATAACTTCACAATATCAAGCAGAAGAAATGGCAGAGGTAATACTTAGAAGAAGTAGAGAAGCATTATCTTTAGGTATTAATGTTGATTTTAATGGTTATGATTTAGCCATAGGAGATATAGTTAATATCACACATTCTTCTTTAGGATTTTCTGCTAAACCTTTTAGAGTTATTGGAATAACTTTTAATCAAGATTTAACTGTAGGATTATCGCTTGTTGAATATCAAGACAATCATTATCAATGGTCAGAAAAAGCAGAAGCAACAACAGTACCAGCTACTAACCTTCCTAATCCATTTACTATTCAACCACCAGCAAGTGTAACTTTATCAGACACATTAATTGAATATAATGATGGAACTGTAATTGTAGCATTAGATGTAACTATAGGTGCTTCTCCAGATAGCTTTGTTGATTACTACCAAGTAGAATATAAATTAAGTACAGATTCAGATTTTATTATTTATGCACAAGGTTCAGGATTAAATCACAGAGTTTTAAATGTAATTGACCAAAGTATTTATGATGTAAGAGTTAAAGCTGTAAATAGTTTTGGAGTTAGTTCAACTTATGTATCAGCACAAAGAACAATCGTTGGTGCAGTAGAACCACCAGAAGATGTCCAAGATTTTTCATGTAATATTGTAGGACAAGAAGCACACTTGGGTTGGACACAAATTGGAGATTTAGATTTAGCATACTATCAATTAAGATTTAGCGATAAAACAGATGGTACAGGAACTTGGGCAGATTCAGTAGCATTAGTAGAAAAAATATCACGACCAGCAACCTCAATATCTGTACCAGCTAGACAAGGAACTTACTTAATCAAA